AAAAGATATATCTACTGAATTTACCTATGCCATTGATGACATCAAGGACTTCGCTTCCCGTAATACTTCTTTTTCCAAAACAATAGTAATACCTGGAAATGATACTAACAATAAGCTATTCGGTCATATATTCAAGTTCGGCTCAGCCAATGCTTACAATCAGGGACAACCGAATGTGGGTTACAACTACAATGCTGCCAAGTCAGCATCATGTTATATCTATATAGACAAGATACAAATATTTAAAGGGGTTTTAAGGCTCTTAGAAGTCATTATTGATGGTGAGAAGATAGAATATGAATGTGCCGTCTTCGGTGAATTAGGTGGCTTTATTTCGGCTTTAGGCAATAGTAAACTTGAAGATATTGATTTCGGTATTGCTAATCAGAATTGGAATGAACTAACCATTGCTGATTCATGGAATAATGTATCAGGTGGAGGGGTTTATTATCCTTTGATTGATTACGGACAGGTGAGTACAAATAAAGCGGATTGGGATTTCAAAGCCTTTAAACCTGCACTCTATGTAAAGCAATACATGGACAAAATAATTACAGGGTCAGGCTATACCTATACTTCTACCTTCTTTACTACCAATTTATTCAAGAGGCTAATCATACCTTCCAATGCTACCACTTTAACAACCGATAGCAGCAATGCCTTTTATGCTACGGCTAATGTTGCAAGTTATACAACTGACCAATATCCTGACTTTACAGTTACTACAGCAGGTAACTTTACTTTAGTAGGCAATGCATATCGTTATAACGGAGCATCTGCTTTGGCTTGTACTATTCACCTAAGGCTTGATGGGGAGTTTACAGATATCTTTCCTGACCCTGCACCTACGACAGATATAACAGTTTCATTGCAGGTAAATGGTTCGGATGTGCAATCACAGGTATTCACTAACTATTTTGAGCCTCAAGGCTTCTTTGTAGATTTTAGTTATACCACTACATTGAATACAAATGATACTATCAATGCTTATATAACATCAGCAGCCAATACCTATGATATTGATGAGGGTGCTTTATATGTGGTAAGTTCATCTATTGGTCAAGTCCCTGTCGGGTATAATGAGCCTATCATCATTAACAATTGCATCCCAAAGGGTATATTCCAGAGGGACTTCTTTGCTTCAATTGTTAAAATGTTCAATCTCTATGTTACAGAAGATAAGGATAAAACAAAACATTTGAACATTGAGCCTTACATTGACTACTATGATACAGCAGGAACAAAACTGGATTGGACATACAAGGTAGACCATAGCAAGGTTATAAGGCTAAAGCCTATGTCTGAACTAAATGGCAGGTATTTTGAGTTTAAATACAAATCAGACGTTGACTATTACAATGAGCAATATTTTAAAAAGTATGCTCAAGCCTATGGTGATTTCATAGAAGATACTGGTTTTGAGTTCGCGAACGACAAACAAACGGCTGAATTAATATTTGCTTCTACTCCATTGGTAGGGTATACAGGTGAGGATAAAGTTTATAGCACTATTTTAAAGATATCAAATCAAACCTCTACTGTTTCAAATAATGTAGAAGATAAGACAGAGCATACAATCCGTATTTTACAGGCTAAGAAATTAACAGGGGTAACTTCTTATGCAATAAAAAACGGAGCAACAACTTTAACAACTAAAACAGATTACGGATATGCAGGACATTTGGATGACCCAGATAGCCCGACTGCGGATATTAATTTCGGAGCACCTAAAGAATTGTTTTTCGTACTTGCAACTGCTTATCCTTCAGCTAACCTTTATAATGGCTACTGGTCTGAGAATGTTGCGGAAATTACTGATAAAGATAGCAAACTGCTTACCTGTAACGTTCTGTTAAAAGAATCTGACATCTTTGGCTTAGATTTCAGCAAACTGATATATATTAATGGCAGCCTTTGGAGAATCAATAAAGTCATGGATTATAACCCCATGAACTACGATACTACAAAAGTTGAATTTTTAAAAGTGATTGAATTAACATACGCATAAGATGGCACAGGAAATAGTAGGTATAAAGGTAGAAGTTGATAGTAGTGATGTCGGTAAATCGGTAGGCTCATTAAAACAGCAGCTAAGGCAGGCACAGAATGATGTAACTGTTCTATCTGAAAAGTTTGGTGCTACATCAAAGGAAGCCATTGAAGCAGCTAAGAGAGCAGCAAAGTTAAAGGATGCTATCGGAGATGCTAAAGCCTTAACAGATGCATTTAATCCTGATGCTAAATTTAAAGCACTATCTGCTTCCCTTTCGGGTGTAGCAGGTGGCTTTGCTGCCGTACAGGGTGCATTGGGTTTGTTAGGTCAGCAGGGTGAGGATGTGCAGAAGACATTAGTTAAAGTTCAATCCGCTTTAGCACTTTCTCAGGGGTTACAATCGTTAGGAGAAAGCGTTGATTCATTTAAGCAGTTAGGTTCTGTAATTAAAAATTCTGTAACTACAGCCTTCGGTTCATTACGTTCAGCTATTATCAGCACAGGTATAGGTGCTTTGGTAGTAGGTGTAGGATTGCTGATTGCTAACTTTGATACTGTTAAAAAAGTAATTCTTAATCTGTTTCCAGGTCTTGGAAAACTTGCAGGATTCGTACAGGGTCTTGTCCAGCAGTTTACTGATTTTATAGGTGTAACATCTGAATCAGGTCGGCAGCTTGATGCATTGAAAGCAAAAACAGATAGGAATGCTGAAGCCATACAGAATAGGATTAAGGTTTTACAGGCTCAAGGCGGTAAGGAGAAAGAGATATATGAACTGACTAAGCGTTTAGCAGATGATGAACTTTCATTCTTAAAGAAGAAGGCAGCAAGTAAAGACCAACTAACAAAGGAAGAAGCTAAAAGATATAGGGAATTAAATAACGAAAAGGCTGTACTTGATGCAGCAGAACAGCGAAGGCTGAATGAATTAGAAGAAGCAAGAAGAAAAAAAGCACAAGAGGCAAGAGAGCAAAGAGAAAAAGAAGAATTAGAGCATCAGGAAAGATTGAAAAAAATTGTTCAAGATTTCAATGAAGCAGAAGATAAAATAAATGAGCAAAGGAAAAAAGATGCTATTGAAGCACAAAGGAAGCAGGATGAAGAAGATGCTGCTGAAATGGAAAGGATTGCTGAGGAACAAGCTAAAAAAGATAATGAGGAATATGAAAGACAGAATAAGCTAAAGCTAAAGGCATTACAAGAACAAAAGGCATTAGATGAAGCCGAATTAAAATCAACAAGAGATTTACAGGCTGCTAAATTCAATGCTGTAAGTTCTGGACTTCAATTATTGGCAGGTCTTGTAGGCGAGAATGAAAAGATTGCTAATGCATTGTTTGTAGCTGATAAAGCACTTGCAATAGGTAAAATCATTGTAGATACACAGAGAGAGATTGCAGGTATATCTGCTGCTAATGCACCACTTGGTCCATTAGGTATTCCTGTAACCGCTGCACAGATTGCTGCTGCTAAAATCAGGGCAGGTGTAGGTATTGCGACAGTAGCTGCTGCAACAATTGCTAAATTTAAAAAAGGTGCTTCAAGTGTTGGAGGTTCTGCGAATGTACCTGCACCTAATATTGCTCCTATTGCACCTGCTGCACCTCAGGCACAATTAACACAATTAAATCAATCATCTATAAATCAATTAGGTTCAGCTACATCAAGGGCATATGTAGTAGAAAGCGACATAACAAATTCACAGGAAAAAATAACAAGAATAAACAGGGCTGCAAGGCTTGGATAATTTTAACAATATGGAAAAGAAATTACCTATTTTCAATTTAGAGATAACGAATGAAGATGATTCTGATGTAGAAGTTGACTTTGTAGCATTGGTAGATAGACCTGCTATTGAGCGGCAGTTCCTTGCCTTTGCTGAAGATAGCTATAATGATTATCCTGAAGCAGCGGTAAATAATGCTAAAAGAGCATTGAAATGGGCAGAGAAAAACGGATGGGGTGATTGCGGAGAGGCTACAGGTAAAATAAGGGCGAATCAGATAGCAAATAGGGAAAACCTTACAAGAGATACAATTGCAAGGATTAGCGGTTTCCGTAGGCATCAGCAGAATAAAGATGTGCCATACAGCGAAGGATGTGGCGGTCTCATGTGGGATGCATGGGGTGGCGATGCTATGATTGACTGGGCAGAACGTAAACTTAGGCAGATTGAAAGACAATCCTTTGCAATACAGGATGAGGAAGAAAGAGTTATATCTGGACCTTTGATGTTAGCAGATACTCCGATTTACAGGAATGACCAAAATGGGGAATATTACGTACAATTCAGTAAAGATACTATAAAGCAGATTGCACAGAAGTTCTTCCGAAAAGGCTATCAGCAGAATGTTAATCTGATGCATGACAGCGGAAATATTGTTAATGGATTAACCATGTTTGAGTCATGGATTACAGATAGCAAAAGGGGAATCAAAGCAATGGTAGGTTTTGAAGATGTACCTGATGGTTCATGGTTCGGGTCTTTTAAAGTAGAGAATGATGAGGTTTGGGGATTGATAAAAGAAAATAAAGTAAAAGGATTCTCAGTTGAAGGGGTATTTAATTACCGAAAGACAGGTGATAAAAAGTATGAAGCCATGTGGCAGGAGATTGTTAAAATCTTAGAGCAGGTAAGCTAACCCATACAAGTGATAAATATAAAGAAGGCTTAGGTAAACCCTGAGCCTTTTCTATTTTGCCTATTGTCAAATAGTTATCTACTTATGGCTAAAATCGTTTTATGACTCCATTGGAAGCTATACAAAAGATTCAGCAGATGTTCTCTCAACAAGGTATGCTACCTGTTGCAGATGCACCTGCGGCACAAATGGCAGAGGAATCTGCCGAACCTATTGAATCCGTTAAAGAGTACGTTTTGGTATCTGGTCAGAAAGTTCTGATTGATAATCTTGCTCTCGGCGGTAAAGTTTCTCTCGTTGACGAAGCAGGTCAACAATCTCCTGCTCCTGCAGGTGAGCATCAATTGGCTGATGGCACTAAAATCGTAGTAGATGAAGCAGGTGTTATCCTTGAACTTGAACTGCCTGAAGCAGATAAAGTTGAGGAAGAAGTAATGCCTGAAGCACCTGCTGAACCTTCTGCTGAAGAAATGATGAAGAAGAAGATTGAGGAAATGCAGAAGCAACTTGATGAAATTAAAATGTCTTATGATGCCAAACTTGCACAGCAAGAAGCAAGATTCAGCAAAGGTATCAGCGATGTTTCTGACATCTTGATTCAGTTGATGAACACACCATCTGCTGCTGTAACTGAGCAACCTAAGGACAAGTTTAACGTTCATGTAGAAAGCAAAGATGTAAAACTTGAAAGGTTTTTGCAGTTTGCTAAATCAATTAAGTAAATATTTTTTCAAACAATAAAAAACAAATACAATGGCATTTTCAGTAGGAACATTGGCTGCCTATACCAAAGAAAACGAAGCACTGCTTGTTGCTTCTTCTGTACTGGGTAGCAAGACCGCAGCCTTGATTAAAGACCAAGGCAATGTTATGGTAGGTGTAAAATCTGCCGAAACTATCAACATCATGGACACAGATGCTATCTTCCAAGATGGTTCATCCTGTGGATTCACTGCTTCTGGTACTACCTCTTTCACTCAGAGGACTGTAACTGTAGGCAAAATCAAGGTTAACGAAGCACTTTGCTTGAAAGACCTTGAAGCTAAGTACTTGCAGAAGGCTCTCCCTGCTGGTTCATCTTATGACAGCATGGTTTACTCTGAAGAATATTCTAAGCGTAAGGCTGAGAAGATTGCAGAGCAACTTGAGAAAACTTTGTGGCAAGGTTCTACTGCTTCAGTAGATGTAAACCTCAATAAGTTTCAAGGTATCACTACTTTGATTACTGCTGCAGGTGGTTCTGTTGTCAACGCAAACTCTGTAACCTATCATGGTTCTGTAGAAACTTCAATCACTGATGCTAACGTAGTATCTATTTTTGATGATATCTACAAGGCTATCCCTGCTCAAGTAGTAGATAAGGATGATATGGCTATCTTCTGCGGTATGGATGTTTTCAGAACTTACACTGTTAAGTTGAAGACCTCTAACCTGTACCACTATCAGTATGATGGAAAAGCTAATGGCGAGTTCTATCTTCCAGGTACTAACGTAAAGGTAATTGCTGTTCAAGGTTTGAATGGTAGCGGTAAGATTGTAGCTGCAAGAATCAGCAACTTCTTTATCGGTACTGACCTTCTGAACGAAGAAGAAAGATTTGAAATCTTCTACGCAAAAGAGGCTGACCAAGTTCGCTTTGTATCTGAGTTTAAGATGGGTGTTAACTTCGCCTTCCCTGATGAGATTGTGAAGTTCTTCGTCTAAGATTAACAAATAAGGGTGGGAGAGTAAAATCTCCCATCTTTCTATAACTAAATAAAATTTAACAAAATGGCTTGTGCTCTTACACAGGGTTATACTTTGGACTGTAAAGACAGTTTAGGTGGTATTAAAGCCGTTTGGTTTATTGCTTTTGATAACGTCACTGCCGTAACTGAGGCATCAGGTGTTGTTTCAGCAATTACCAAAGCAGCAGGTAAAGTGTTCTATAAATACCAATTGGTAAAGAATACAGGTAGCCTGACTGAAAATATCACTGCTTCCGTAGAAAACGGAACTGTATTTTATGCTCCTGAGTTGACCATCATTCTAAATAAACTTCAAGCCAATACAAGGAATGAAATCCTTCTTTTGGCTCAGAATAACCTGATGGCTGTAGTTCAAGATAGCAATAGTAAATACTGGCTCTTGGGCAAAATCAATGGACTTGACCTGACAGCAGGTAATGCTGCTACAGGTACTGCACAGGGTGACAGA